TTATTTTTCATTTAAATCATCTAACCGTTTTTCAGCTTGTTCAATAATTTCAGCTAATTCCTCAACAGTAGCATATTCAGAAATGAACGTTTTGCCGTGACTTTTATAATTAGTCCGTCTAGTACGTTCTCTGTTTTTTTCACGATACCGCTTATTTGCTTCATTCTGTGCGTTGGTCGTCCCATCAGTATACTTTCTAGGGCGACCAACAGATTTCTTTTCTCCGTCAGCCATAATTAAACCGCCTCTAATATTGTGATAATTTGGAATACTAACTGTATAAGTAAAACTACTCCCAAAGCAATTAATATCCCTCTGTGACTTTGTCTATATCTTATAACAGACCATGTGATTCCAGCAATGTCTACAACAATCATGAACCATGGGTTATTAATTCTAAACAATGTCATAACCAGTCCCAAAATAAATAAACTAGCAATTATCCAATCAATAATTTTATTCATCTATATGTTATGATATGAGTACACCAAACAAGGCGCTCTCAGTCGCCTAAATCTGGTTCAAAAGCTTTCTAATGCCAATGCTTGTCTACTAACCATTCGAGGACTTGGATAATTCCGAATGCGATAGTTATCTTAGCTTCTGCGCTTAGGGGCTTTTTCTTTTTCCGCTTACTCATATCTTCTCCTTTCCTAATCAATATAATAATTATAACACGACTATTATATAAATACAATGAAATTCATGATTATATCCAAATAAAAAAAGCCTCACCAAGTAGAAATTAATCTACCTAGTGAGGCTTTTCTTGTTGATTAAAATGGGTGTAATAATCAATTGTCGTTTATTCAATTGCACTTAGGAGTATGCTGTGAATGTTAAGTAGTTGGGTTGCTACTAAAACACATGATATTCCTAGTTGCTTAACTCAAGTTTAAATCTTAGTAAGCGTTGTAGCATCTAACCAAAGTGTACCATATCCGTCTGTATCAACCTTAACGCCATTTGATTCAGCATTGACTTCTAAGACCGTCCACGGCTCTGTCTTCTTGAATTTAGCATATGAGCCCACTTGTAAGACTTGGTCTTGTCCTTCAGCGGATAAAGTCCCAACAGTTACTTCATCAACCAATGCTGCTGGCACTCCGTTATTTTCCCAAATTCCGTCAGTTCCACCAGCTAACTCATTAGAAATGAACTCATCACGACTTGCGGACAGTTCGTCAACCCGATAAATTTGGTCAGCGAAACTAAAATTATCACCGACGTTTAATACCTGGTCTACAACCTTATTTGGTTGTGGTTGAGGGCCGTTATTAATATCTGGGTTAGCTGTGTCCTTACCGGCGAACTTATGCCAGGCATCAGCATCCATGTAGGCAATATCTAAGTCCAGATTGCCAGCGTAACCATTCAAAGCACCGCTTGAACTGTATTGGAACAACGCTGGTTGGCCCCAAACTCCCCAACCGGTGTCGTCAGTCCATGGGTCGCTAAGATAGCCTGTCCGGGCATAATTAGCGTATTGAGCAGCCCACAAGCCATACTCTGGCGCTACAGCCGACCAATCCATTTGATTAATCGTGCACTTTGACATGTAAATCAATGGTGCAACACCCGTTAGCTCCTTAACACGGTCTAAGAATACCTTAGCCCCGTTTGAACCTAACGCTAATCCACCAGCTTCGAAGTCTAACACTAGCACTGCTTCACCAACATAACCATCAACGTTATTAACAAAGAACTCTGCTTGTGCTCGTGGGTCATCTGCTGTCATAAAGTGATAGACGCCTAACAGCTTGCCGGCCGTCTTTGCTTGTTGATAATGTTGGTCAGCTACTGGGTTAATGTAATCAAGTCCCTCAGTTGCTTTTACAATAACAAAATCTGCACCAATTAAACCTGCGTTTAAGTCTGCTTGATAATTTGAAATATCAATACCATTTAACATTATGCTTCCTCCTTAATAGTCTTGTTTGCCTTTAGCAATACTGCTTTAATTTGTTCATCAGAAAAGCGCCCCTGCAAATTATTTGCTGCGAGGCGCTTTTGAATGAATGTCGTTGCTAAACCAATATTTTCGCCAGTTTGATTATCAGCCCAAGTAATTGCTTGTTGGGCCCATGTTGCTAGCATTAACAAATTCTGATTCTTGGTATGTGCTTTAATTGCCTTAATTGCAAATAAAGCAACAGCCGTTAGCATTCCACTATTATATAGAAAGAATAATATATCAGTTAGATTATTTTTCACTTTCAGTCTCCTTAAGTTCTAATACATAAATGCGTTTCTCGTGATTATCTAATCGTTCGTCAGTAGTATGTTCAAGCCGATTAAAATTATTGCCTAATCTATCCATCGGGTCTTTCACATACGTTTTTAAAATCCAAGCTAACGCTCCCAAGCTAGGTCCGATTATGCCAATCCACCCGATTGCATCATGCGGCCAAAAATCCCCCATTTATTTTCCTTTCTTACTATTCAATAATTGATTTATATTGTTCATCTGTCAGCAAGCCTGCCTGATGATAGAAGGCAACCTTATCAGTAGTAATCCAGTTCTTTTCATACCATTCTTTAATTTGTTGAAACATCTGGAGTACCTCCCTCTATCTTGTTAATCTTGTCATTTAACGTTGCAACTTGAGCTAATAAATCCATTTTAAATAAGTCGTCTGCTTGTGGTTTTTGGCTTTCTAACCACTTTTCATACTCAAATGGGTCCCAATCCCGCCAAGTATTAGTTTCAGGTTGGTAAATACGTAAATACCAAACATCTTGAATATTTGCTTCACTGGGCTCAACCTCTGTAAAACAATTATCAATTGGCTTATCAATCGACATGCCAATATATTTTTTTGTCTTTTGGTCATATAAATAATTCATTGCATGCACCTCCTAAGCAATTATTGGCCACTCACCATAGCCCGTCCCTTTAAACTCCTCAGAACCAAAATTCTTTATCGTTCCGTCACTTTGTACCGTCAACACTCGATTTTCGTAATAAGAACGGATAATTGCTTCTGTCATATTTGGAACTTTATTAATAACATAGGTTGGCACATAATCAGATGGTATTGATTCAGTAGATTGTTGCCCGCCGCCTAATCCTTGTGTGACATTAACGATACGAGCAATTACATTATTACCGGTTCTTACGAGGTTAATTGCACTTTTAAATGGTCCCTCAACAGTTACATTCATTGTCCCTGAGTATGCAGTCCAAATGGTTGCTCTACCTGCATGAATAGTCCGAGTAAACGCCCATCCTGTATAAGTCTTTAAGTCTTGCTGAATCATCGTTCCTTTAGCATCGGCCGTTACAGTCAAAATAAAAGCATGACCAGTTTCAATACTAGGATTAGTAATCCCGTTCAAAACAGTTGCTGCGTTATCACCACTATCATAGATGCCCGGTGTTGTGTAGTTGTTCAAGTTAGCCTTAGCGGGAATGAGTGTAGCAATCATTTCACCAGATGTACGCTTCCAATCACTAATTAAGCCTTCCTGAATACTAGCATGCCATTCAGTGTTTGCCTTTAAATCGTGCATTGCGATATATCCTGCCTTATCATCAGACATTGGTTTGACTGTAACCACTGCTTTCCCCTTAAAAGGTGCATTTGTCATATCGATATCTTCTACCGACCAAGTTCCGGCATACATATCTAGATTTTTAGCTACGTCCGCTAAATCAGTAAACAAAGCTGGTTGTACCAAAACGTTGCTTGCTACTGGGTAAATTTGATTTCCGTCTTTATCAGCTAATACTGCTTTTTGTCCCATATTGTTTCTCCTTATTATTTCTTTACAGCTCCCAAACCTTCTACATCTTTACCTGACCAAATACCAAGCTGATAAGCAATCTTAATAACGCTGATTTGCTTGGCATCATATGGGCCGCCTGAAATACCAAGAGTTGCTTTACTCCAGTCGTAGTTGTCTAAACTATTAACTGGATTGGTTATTGTTGCTCGTCCCCAATAGCCTAACTTACCCGGAGCTGCCTTTTTCCACGTTTCAATAGAAATCATGCCCCAAGCCATTTTTAAAAGATTACCGGTAATAGGATAATCATCAAGCGAATTACTCCAGCCTCCAGCAAAGCCCCAACCATAAACCGTATTAGCCTTTTCACCTGGATGAGCCGGATAATCATCTAATGTCATGTAAGAACCGTTATCAAATACGATTCGCCATGGGTCAGCTTCACGGTCAATAAAACATGCCATTGGTCCACTCTTTCGAATGATAATGCCATATTCATTGGTGGTGCTACCAGTCCCAGTAGCATCCTTTCCATCCTTACCTGCTTCTCCAGCAGGCCCAGCCGGTCCAGCAGGGCCTCTAGGGCCCGGAACGCCTCTGATTTTGTCTAAACCAAGAACTTGATCAACAGTTGTTGCTGGAAAAACCTGCCGAAAATTACCGTCTTTATCTTGTTGTAGTAAGCGTGTCCCATCGAATTCAAGTGACATTTACTGTACCTTCCTTTCGATTGAAATATCCGTAGTTCTTAATGTGCGATAAGCCAATTTAATTTCATCTGTATCAATTGTTTGTCCTAAAACTTTGTAACTAATATCTTTACCGCCTGTTGTTAAGTCAACTACTTGCAATAAATAATCGTACGCAAATTTTTTGTTCATTGGTCGATGTTGAATATTAGCTAACTCGATTGCATCTAAACGTTCTTTTAAAACTGTATGCTCTGTCCCATCAAGCGATTTTCTTGCATCAATTACTTCTGAATCAGCGGTAACTCCCGCAATTGCCTTATGGAATTCGTCAACGTATTTATTAATATCGCCATCATATTGGCGCTTAATATTATCAGTGTCATCTTGCCAATCTTGTGCTAACTGGTCTACTTTATGTTCCAGCTGTTTATAACTATCCTGGTCATCAGCAAATATATTGCCGGCAAGTTCCACAGCTAGTGCCATAGACTCACGCACATCAACACCGTACATTTTGGTACGGATATAATTCGCTAGCTTAATGATTTCTGGTGATAGCTTATTTTGATTAATATTGATCTCACCATTGACAATATGAGTGTCATCTCTATAATCTACTGTCATTTATTACCTCCTTAAATAGTTGTCTTTAAAGCGCTGTGATGGGCTTTGATTCATATCAACTGTGTTAGCTGTTATTCCTGCAACTTGTCCTTTTGAAGTGTATTGCCACAAATCATATGAATGTGTTGGCTCATTACCGTATGAAGGAATCCATATCGAACCAAACTTTGAGACATCGACATTAAATTGGTCGTACAACTGGTTAGCGATGTAAGCAACTTGATGTTCGCTATCAACGCCCAGTTCCGTCAATCTCTGATTCCAAGCAAGAGTATTTGCTTTAACATCAGTCATAGTAGACTCTTCTAAATCAATGGCATAAAAAATAGGCTTAACACCACTGCCTGCTGCGGTATTAGCCCGATTAAATAGTGATTCTGCTTCTTCTTTTGCCTCTGCTTGATTGGCATATAGTCCATATCCATATACAGCGTAACGAATGCCAGCAGCTTGAACGCCAGCAATATTTTGCTTGTACTTCAAGTCTTCTCTGCTTCCACCATACTGGATTCGAATAATGGCCAAAACCACACCATCATTTTTAGCAGCTTGCCAATCTATATCACCTTGAAATTCTGATACATCAATGATTTTCCCATCAAGATAACCATCACTAATCAAAGACTTTAAGTTATCAATTTCCGCTTGAATACTAGTTTGCCATTGGTTAAAATCGCTCGCTACTTTCTCAATCGCATTACTCTGTTGATTCGTTAGCGCTTTTAATTGATCATACTTTTTTGCCGAGGCTCGATAGTCTATTTGATAGCTTGCTAGACTTTTCTTTTTTTGACCAATAGTAAAAGTTGAACTAAAAGGCTTCAATATATCAATGTCTTTTTGAATAACTTGTATCATTTGTTTGTCTGCGACTAATGAATTAATAAACTGATAACTATCACCCACTTTAAAAGTAGAGAATTTTGACAATCCATACTCCAATGCACCAATGGTCCATGTCTCAGTCGCAGCAGTTTGCGACTTAATCCAATCATTCGCTCTAGTCAGTAAAATAGCAGGATCATGTACATCATCCCAAGTCTGAGCTCCATTGATAATACCAAATTCCGTCTGTAATTCCGGAATGTCGATATAGTCTAGACCATTGTTCACAGTTGCTATATCTACTCTAGGCGTTGATACAGCCGTCGTATTATTGCTCGAATTTGTTACATCTTGCTCTATGTTTGCACCGAGTGGGATCAAACGTGTAATGATGCTCGTCGGATCAATTTCTAAACTTGCCGACTTTAAATTTTTACCAATTTTGAAAGGGTTATCATTTGTATGTTCTGTACCAAGATTATTGATGTAATCAATATAATTACCGTCTGGTTCTACTCTCAACCTTAAGTAACCACCCAAACGATTTATTAGCTTATCTTTAATGGCAGCATAAGTTGTCGTATAGTCAACGAATCTATAAACATTATCAGTGGAGTTAGTTACATCAATCACTCCAACTCTAAACTTCTTGAAATCAGGAACTTGAGAATTATGAACATCAATAAGCATCCTAAAAAAGTCTGCTGGAGTTGTGTCATGCACCTCTTTGAATCTCTGTGTCGAATCAATCAAATACGCTAGAATTGACTCAAAACTAAAAGTTTGTGTGTGCTGCCCAGCTGTAGTCATTTCCCTTTTAGGTTTGAGTGCTCTTCCTCTAAATATCAATTCACCATCTTGCTTTATGTCAATATGTGTAACTAAGGGGCGCACATTACCGAACAAAAAATTTGTTTGATTGACGGTAATTTGAAAATCATCAACATCTGAATCTTTAAGTGTTAATTTCCCGGCTGAAATTGTTTTGTTTGTTTTCAAATTAAATACTGTTTTACCAATATTATCTGTTGCGCTTTCATAAGCTCTAATTGTATACACTAGACCATCACCTCTTTATAGAAAACGAACTCTATTTTTCCATTTCCCGAAACATTAAATTCATTCTCCCCACATTCTAAAATTAGATCAGTGTCCGTATATACACCGCTCCGTAATGATAGCTCTCCAAAAGCACCACTTATCGAAACTTCTCCCGTAACGATTATTTTGACCTCTACAGATGTATCACCAATATTAAATAAAGCGATGTCTTTTCTACCTGCTACCGAATATTCTACCGTTTGGCATATCCACTTCGGGAAATATACATCATCCCAAACATCATTGCCCTCAGGCTCATTCCCGATGGCGAACGGAAAGCAATCAAATACAACTGTGGCCGTTAAATCAAGATTTTTTGCGCTATCTGAAACCGTAACCGACTTGCATTTTCCAATCCAATGAAATCCTTTTTCATGTGTATCAAAGATACTTTGAATTCCCAGAGGCATTAATTGACCTTTAAGATTATTTTCAATGTACTTACGCTCTTCATATTGATGTCCTACACTTTTTAACTGAAAAGTAACATCTCTATTATTAAAAAATCTGTCATTACCTAACATAGAGAGGTCAAAAATTCCCTGGGTATATGGGACACTTTCAGTAATGGTTTTTTCACTTGGACTTGGCGCTTGTCTATCTACCAACCACCAACCTTGCTTGCCACTATCAAAGGAGCCGAATATAATCCCCTCAGTTATTGATTGAGAATTAGGGTCAACATCTGCTGGCCCCGTATCAACAAATTTATATTGTCCCACTAAGATATACCTCCCCATCGAGTGCTATTTTGTACATTTTGTCCTAAAGCATCATCATATCTATCAGTTGTTTCTCCCACTAATACTCCAGTATCTAAAATGATCGTTTGATTCTTGTCTATCAATTTTCGCAACAAACTATTTGTACTCTCGTTCATGAAAATATTGTTATTTTCCGGCATAACATCTGCAAATATTGGCATACTATCTCTAAAACTAAAATCTAATGGCTTAACATTTGCTACATCACGCACGTTATTAATCAGCTGTGCCATCGAATTACTGGCTTGATACGCATGCTCTGAAATTCCAGTGGCCACACCAAGACTCAAATATTTACCAACCTCATCACGCAACAATCGTGAAGGTGAGTGAATTTTCGCCTTCTTCTTAGCTTCGTTGTTCACTTGGGCAACTAGACTAGCCATTGCCGCGACAGCATCACCAGTACCAGATCTAATACCCGCTGCCACGCCGGCTGACATTTGTTTTCCTACTGAATTGAACGAAACACCTTTGGCACCACTTTTTGCAGCATCAGCCAATGATTTACCAGCATCAGAGGATTCGCTTTTCTTTGACTTGACCCCTTTAACAAATTCGCTACCACTATCTTTACCAGCTTGATTATGTTTATTAGAGTTTTTCTTTGAACCATTGGCACTTGAGTCTGAAAGTTCACCACCAGAGCTACTTGATTCGCCCTTTTTACTCTTCACACCATCATTATAACTATCACCATTCTTTTTGCCGGCTTGATTATGCTTTCCATCATCTCGCGCGCCTGAAGCTGATTGTTCAGCTAAAAATTTACCTGCTCCTTTGAAATCACCAGACTTTAAAGCGTTAATAAATTGTTGCTTACCATCATTTCCTTTATTGAACATTTCTGGAGGTAATGAATTCAATCCATCCGTACCATCTTTAGCCAAAGCAGCAGATACTTCTTTAGTCGTCGCCCTACCAGACGATAATGCTTGTACTAAATTGGCTACACCTTGTGTTCCAGATTGTTGGAGCATAAATGCAAACGCCTGCATTTGTTGACCGGTATCATTATTCATTTGTACAAATGAAAGATACATCGATTGCAACTGCGGAGCCGTAACGTTATTCATGTTTTGCAAACTCTGAGACCACGTTTGGAAGTTAAGTTGCCCACCATTTGAGATAGTCTGATTCATTTGCATTCCGAAAGTCTGTTCTTGTTGCAACAATGATTGATTCTGTTGTTGTTGTTGAACAAGTTGCTGTTGCAATTGGGCCTTAGTTGTTTGATCAGTTGTTTGACTGATTTGGTCCTTCAACTGCTTAATTTTATCTTCGCCAACTTGGACCTGTTGTGATTGCAACTCGTAATCTGCCTGAAGGGTCGTAATTGTTGCCTGACGTTGTGTTTCATTAAGCTTTTGACCATTTTGAACGCGTGATAATTGAGCTTGAACAAAGATTTCATTTTGCTCTATCAACTTTTGCTTAATTACATTATTTTGATCAGTTAGGACATTAGCTTGGTCTGCCGTCATTTCAGTCCCATCACTGAAACGCTTATCCTTTAACTGCCTATCCAAATCTTGGGTAATGTTGAGTAAGCTTTGACCATTCTTCTGAGTTGCATCCGCTAACTTGGTATTTGCGTCATTCACAGCTGCGACTCTATCTTCACCAGTCTGCTTCTCGGCCTTAGTCATGGCGTTTTTATAATTCTCAGAAGCTTTATTTGCACTAGTTTGATATTGATCCAATGTATTGTTTACATCAGTCAAGAACTGCTTTGATTTATCAGATACACCATCTGTGTTAATCAGATCAGACATTTTAGTCTTAGATGAGTCGAAGGCTGTCTTCATGTTTTTTGCTGCGTTACCAACATCCTTAACAGAAACACTAGCAGCTTTAAATTTATCTTTCGAATCATCACTAGACTTGGCCATTTGGCTAAATGATTCAACTCCGATTTTCCCGGCATCTACAAAAGCTGATTCCATGTCTTTAACAGCAGCACCAGTACCATTTATTGAATTTTTCGCTTTGTCAAACGCTTCAGAACCGTCTTTTCCACCAGGTATCATTTTCTGCACAGCGCCTTCAATAGCATACCCAGCGGCCATAGCTGCCTGAACAATAGCGCTTAGCGCATCAAATACTAATCTTAAAGCTGTAGCTAATGCAATCGCAGAAACAACTAGCGCACCAATTGCTATTGCTCCAACTACTTTTAGAACTCCACCTAAAATACCAGCAATAGGAGCTAATGCCGTTTTAACCCCATCAATTGATGGTTTCATAGCATCGAAAATATCCTTAATACCCCCAATTGCCGTTTTAACGACACCTTGGATATTTAAAAAGTTTGAAGTCCATGCTAAAGCAATTGAACCAGCAACGGCAGCTACAATTAATGCTATTGGAATAAGTGCGCCTAATGACATTCCTAATCCGCCCGCTGCTGTGGCCCCCGAAAGCATGCCTTCACTTGCTCCAGCTCCGGCTTCACCTATTGTTCCAATGGCTGCCCCGTTCTTCATGGCCGTATTAGTAAGCTTCGCTATTTGAGTATCAGAAGCACCTACCGTTTGGAGCAGTCCGTAAAACTTTGTATTAAGTCCCGTTACAGCTACTTGAGGATTTGTAAAGGCAGCAAACAGCGACTTAGACATGTTAACGGTCTTTTCAGGAATACTAGTAATAGCAGAACCTAGATTACTAATAGACATACGCATAGTATTTATTCCAGCGCTGTACGTTTCCGAAACTTCTCCAGATAACATCGCTTTATTAAAGTTAAGCAATTCCACCGTTGTGCCTTTAACTACAGAAGTGAATTTTCCAAAAACTCCTATTGTAAAGCCACCCATCGTCTGTGTAGCGGTTCCAGTCATAATTAATCCACGTTGTACAAGACTTAGGTCAGCTTGTATGGTTTCAAGTGCCTGAACTGTTCTAGCACCACCAACACCTATGCCCTTGAAGGTCTCCAAAGCGATGAATACTGGCAATGCAACTTTAAGTGCCGCACCAACTTGTTGAATTGATGGCAAGAATTGCATCATAGCCTGAGCCGCATTTAAAACGTTTTTAGTTGTTTTCTGAATATTATCTTGATTAGCTTGTAGGTACTTGTTAAAGTCACTAACTGAACCAGTTGCCTTATCCACAGCACCCTTTAAAGTCCCACTAAACGTCTCTTCAACAATTATTGACAACGATTCCAAACTTCCAAAGAATTGTTCAACAGAGCTGGAAAGATCATTCTGCATGGTTTTAGCCATTTCGTCTGCTGCACCGTTTGAATTTTGAAGCTTGCTAGTCAAGTTTTCCAGCTTACCAGATTGGGCACTCAGCAATACATTCATTGCCCGACCACCTTGAACACCATAAATTTGCGAAGTATAGTATTGCTTTTGTTGATCGGTCATTCCAGAAAGTTTATCCTTCAATTCGCTAACTTGTGACGCTAAAGGCTTCATTTTCCCTGATGAATCGTATGCATTGAATCCGATCTTTGACATCGCTGCACTAGCTTCATCTGATGGGTTTTGAAGCTTTGTCAACGCCATACCAAGATTAGAACCAGCCATTGATCCCTTAATACCAGCATCAGAAAGAACCCCAATAGCAGCTGATGTTTCTTCTAGGCTCAATCCAGCAGCGTGTGCTTGTGGAGCAACCATTTTAAGGGCTTCTCCCATATCACTAGCTTCGGCATTTGTATCAGCTGCAGCACGGGCAAACACGTCGGCAACGTGTGCTGAATCACTGGCCTGCAAGCCAAATCCATTCAGAGCCGTTGCAGCATTCTCAGCTGATTGGGCAACATCTCCACCTGAAACAGCTGCTAGATTCAATACACCAGGCATTGCGGCCATTATTTGCTTTGAATCCATGCCGGCAGATGCTAAGTTTTCCATTCCGCCGGCCGCTTCTTTCGCACTAAATGCAGTGTCGGCTCCTAATTTAATGGCCTGATCATTCATAGCCTTCAAATCGCTACCACTTGCACCAGCAATCGCTCCAACTCGTGACATTTGGTGTTCAAAATCAGCCCCTGTCTTGATACTTGCAACACCTAATGCAGTTACGGCTACAGCGCTAACTTTCATAGCACTACTTACAAGTTTAGATGAGTTGGCCACAGCATCAGTTGAAGCCATAGAACTACGGTTTATGTCATTGTTAAATTTTTGGTACGCTGCTCCTGCTTCTTTAAATGCCGCCACAAACTGACCGACTGATGCTGTCAAAATTGCTTTAGTAGTATATTCTTCCAATTATTATCCTCCTTTCTTTATTTTTCGATATTCTTGTAATCGTTTTGCACGTTCAACAAGTTCTTGATTCATTTCTACTTCAGGAATTTCGGGCTTATATACTTTCTCTACTTCGGCTTCATAATCAAAGAAATCTTTAAACGTTTTGAATGGCGACATTCCGTCTTTATCAACCGCACTTACTTGCTGAGTTAACCATGCTTGTTGTGCTAATTGAGCTGACAAATCAACTCTAGACAAACTAAAAGCGAGCATCCTAATTGAGTACTCGCTTATTGTCATATTTTCAGCTTCTCTAAGTGATGAAATGCCTAGAAACCTGAAACAGTTTATCAGCATTGTTTCATACGTTTTTACTGAACTTTCACCGACTCCTTGGACTCTTTGTCCGCTATTTTTTGAAGCTTCGCTAGGTTCTTTTTGTACGTTGCGACTAAAGTCCCAGTCTGCCGTTGCGTCTCTAATGTTTTCATCAATTCTGCGAAAAAAGCTGTATATGCTTTATCATCCTCCAAAGAATCCACCCAAGAATCGAACATGTCTTCAGTAAGCTCAATATCACCAGCAAGGGCCGCGCGGAGTGCTTGATACATGACATAAGGATCAGAACTCTGTAACTTTAACCAGACCATATTTACTCCAGTACCATACTTAATACCATCCATATCGACTGAATATTCTTTATCCAATTCACGTACAAAGCGTAAACCAAAATTCAACTTGTGCTCTTCACCGTTTAAAGTAATCTTCATAGTAATTCTCCTCGTTATTGTTATGTAAATAAAAAAGCACGGAATCGAACCGCACTTTTCTTAAACTAATCAGCTTTAATAGTTGCCCCATTATCGTTAGGTGTCGCTGTTACACTTACGGGGGCTGTTATTTTGACGATCCACCATCACCAGCAACAGGCGTGGTGTCAGTGAATGCATATTGAATTTCATCCTGTTGATCAGTCGTAAATGTCGCTGCTCCATCTTGGGGGAGTTGATCAATATTCATGGAAGTCTTAATTTGAGTAAGTTTACCAACTTCTGCAGGCACTTCCCATGATTGTAGATATCCTTGTGCGTATTGTGCGCCGTACTTTCCATCCTCACGCAAATCTGCAAGATTGACGTCCCACACCTCCAGCTTCTTCGATTGCTTAACAGCATTTAGCAAGAATGTATTGACATCATCTAGACTAGCTACTGCTTCAATATCCAATGAGACTGTAGCAGTAGCAGGAGAATTGATAGCACCATCCTTTGTTTCAGTAGAGTCTGATTTAGATTCATACTTCCAGCTATGTTGCGTTTGCAATGCCAACTTGATTGCATTTTTCTTATTTCGATCTTCCCACAAACGGAACGCCAAAATGTGATCCTTACCATAAATAGCTTCTGCCATGTAACGATTCCTCTTTTCTAATTACTATAATTTATTTCAAGTTCCAAAATTCCATGCCATAACATTGGCGATACTGAATTATCTGAAATCACTTGAATGTTCTCTTTTGCAAAGCTAACGTTATAAACGTCCGCCTTGCGTAATACTTTGACCTTTGTCAAAAGTTGCTCCATCATATCTGTAATAAGCCTACGATTATCCTTCTCACCATATAAATGAACAGTAATAATCGATGAACCAATGGATACAATATTAGACTTAACCTGTGTTGGATTAGCAAATTGTTCTCCTACATACACAAATGGATATCCCGTATCTTCTGGTAAGTAGTTAAAGGTGTTGAAGTCTAAAGTCTGAGACAATTTAAAAATCTCATCATAGATCGCTTGATTAACTTCTTTCATTATTTACGCTCCGCTATTGAGTTGATGTCCTTAATAAACTGGTCTCTCTGCGAGTAATAAGCCGGCCTTATATGGGGTTTCCCAGGCATAAATCTTGTCCCATATTCTTGATACGGATCGTAACTTGCATCACCACTTACTTCAGCACTAAAATCAGTACCAGCGTTGATTAAATTAAGGAATATTTGCCGTTTCAAGAAACCTGTATCAACTGGTGCGTTCCTTTGCGCTTGCTCTTGCATAGAAGCGCCGTTTCGTTTCACAGCTGCAATAACCTCTGTACCTATTTTGGTTTTTACTTCTAGGAACTGGCTTAACCCATCACCTCCGCTAAGAACTAGCCCCATTTTCGCCACCTCGCATTGTAATTACTTGTCGATTACCAACTCTCTTTTCGGTAACAAAAAAATACTTACGTATTTCTCGTCCTGGCAATGCTACCAGACAGAAATCGTAAGTATTTAAAAATGGTTGTTTAAGATGGAGCGAAATAACATCGGTCCGTATATCGCCAAATACAACAGTTGATTTTTCAATTGACGGAACAACAACGTGCGCTACCTGCTTGTATTCCAAAATTTTATTGTGCACATTCCTACCTAAATCGGGGTCATAATGGTTCCCAGATTCATTAACAAATATTACCTGGTCAGTGTATTTCATCAACGAAACCTAAACTTTCCTGCATTAGAATCAGCATCGTTGGTCTCTATCCAATCAGCAATATCTTTCGCAAATGGTTCCAAGTCGTCAATCTGATAAGTAGCGCTGACGTCACTTTCAGTAGCTGACTGTTTGCCCTCATCATTGATGCGATTAAATCGGCTAATGCTTGCCTCTATGACAATGTAGTTCAGATCATCAGGAACTTCTTTTTGACATATCTTGCCCTTTAATCGTGAAGTTATTAGTTGCGTTACCTGATCAATAACATCATCTTGTTCATTGCCATCAATACCTAAAACAGTCTTAATTGCACTTAAAGTTTGCTCAGCCATACAACCACCCACTAAACAGCTGCATTAACTGTCAATGATGCCTTACCGGTAAATCCGCCATCAGTGGAAGTTGCGATAATATCAGCTGAGCCTTCTGCAATTGCTGTAATAAGACCTTTAGAATCTACAGACGCAATCGCCGTATCAGAGCTAGAATATGACACACTCTTGTTTGTGGCGTTGTCTGGTGTTACCGTACCAGTGATCGACTTTGTATCGCCTACTTTCATGGTTCCTGTTTGTTGTGACATAATCACTCCAACAACAGGAACGTTCGCTTCGTTGACCTTGAAAGCGGGCACGTCTGTCTTTTCAGATTCAGTCATACCATCAGAGTATGCCGCTTGATATTCACCGGCTGCCACTTCCGTTCCCGCCGCAATACCGACAATATCAGAGAATTTCGTACCCATATCGCCTTCTGAAATCTTTGTACCATTTTTATAAATTACAAGCTTTTGCTTGCTACGATCTTCTGCCATTATTACCCTCCTAGATTATTCAGCTGTTATTCTTGCCCCATCGGCAGTTGCAACCGCATTGACTGCTTGTGGGGCCGTTATTTTGACTCTGCACCAACCGTCGCAACAACTACCTTAGTATCATCATATAGGTATGGCGCATAATGTTGGTCACCAGTCATAACCGTAATCTTCTTAACGATATCCCGTTGTGACTCGACTTGAGCTTGTCGCTTCATAACAATCTTTAAGGCCGGAGAAACTTCATTTACCTTGATAAACAATGCTTCCTCATCCTTTAGCTTCTTAGAACGAACAATTTGTGCTCCAAGTACATCCAAATATGTTCCCGTGATTAATTGGTTCGCACCTACTTCCGAACCAGCGTTATTTTTAATGGCGTCTGCTCGCATTTTAGATGCCGTTGCGGGACTAACTAGCAGTACAACGGTTGAATCATCCTCATCATTAAATACATCCAAACCTTTTTGAATGCCTTCCACATCCGCAGTAATGGAAGCTTTTTGGGTTCCAGTCTTCGCAGCAGCTAAAAGATCATCATCAAGCTTGTTAGCAAGCGACAAACCTAATTGCTTAGTTGATTCACCTACCGGATCTCCTAAGCCACTCAAAACCGCTTCATCTGTAATTTGCGTTCCCTTGGCTGCCTTCTTGATCTTAACTTCCTTGCTGGTCGTACCTAGTTTATCCAAAGGAATAGCCTCACCTTCGGCGATATCAGCTGCATCACCAATATAACTAAATGCCGGGAACGTCAGTGTAGTTCCTGGTTGCCCTTGCAACGTTGTATCAATTTGAGCCAAAGGCGATAAACGCATCGCTTTCTTTAGTTCATAAGACACAATAGGTGCAAGCACCTCAGGATTAACCATATTTTCAATCTTTGTTACTGTATTTTCTGCCATGTTTTATGCTCCTGTAATTTTTTTAAATAGATCTGGATTGTCTTTTGCTAACTTCGCCTTTTCAGCTAAAGTCATACGTACAAAATCACTTTCTGTTACTTGAGTGATTGAACTACCTGTTGCAGTGGGTGTCTTTCCCTTTAGTAGCTCTGTCTTTACACCTTCACGTATTCGGTCAATAATGCCTGCTAACTGAGATACATTAGCCTTTGTTGTTTCAGCATCAGTTGCAACTACCAACGCCAAATCCTCATCAGTAAACGTGATTCCAGTTTCAGCAAGCATTTTACGTGCCTCACTTCGCATTTCATAACGAGCCAGTCGAGCCTCAGCGTCGTGTTGAGCTTTTTGTGCTTGTTCTAACTCATATTGCTGCTTTTGATCGGCGTTCATCTTAGCCAATTTCTTAGCTTCTTCAACTGCCTCCCGTTCCTTTTGCTTAGCCTTTACCAACTTTTCCTGGACGATCTTATTAACATCATCATCAGTATATTTAGCTTCTGATTGTGTGGGTGCTACTTGTTGATCTTCAACTTCTGTTTGCTGATTCTGAGCCTCGACCGTCTCTGTTTGTGTTGCCTCTTGCTCTGCCATATTTAAAACTCCTTCCATAGCTTTTTAGTGAATCAATGCTTGCACTTTATCCATGGCTTTTAATGACATCAATGCTCGGTCAAAAACAAAAAGCGCCATTGATTAACTCAAAGGCGCTTTTTCATTTGGTACGTATGCTGCCTTAGAACATCTACATGAAGCATGCACTGGAATTCCTGGAGCTTTTTGTAATGGATAGATACCATCATTATTTCCAGCAATATCCTGACATTCCTCACAAGCTGTTGGCTCGGCTACCCAGACTACATACTCAATACCCGCTTTTCTAAAACTCCTCATTTGAGCGACATCTTGAACTCTTGCAGTCTCTGTCCTCATTAATCGTTCAGCCATATACCTGCTATTCTTGAACTCTTTCGTGAACTGGTCGCGTAACTCATTAGCCAGTGCTTTAGGGTTAAGTCCCTGCACCATAGAACGTGTAAGCAAAGTATCTAATTTTGATTTCAATGTGTCTGAGTTAGCCCAGATACGCGCAGACCAAGTAGCGCTGTGAAAACTACTATTAACAACTGCATCAACAGCTCTCATCAGTTGTCTTGATTGGTTCTTAGATAATATGCCGGCTTGCCTCTTAACCTCTTCAATATACTTATCAGATAGATATTGCCGAAATCTTGCTTCTTCATTAGCGTTTAGGCTGATTAACTCTAATCCAATTTGAGACTTTAGTAACTCTAATCTGTTAATCCTCATCGTGGCATTATAAATTCGTAATCTTTCATTGGCATAAGCACTAAAATCTTCAATATCGACCATTTCTTTAGCTGTGGCACTAAAATTCTTTACATCGAAACTTGAAACACGCCTGCGTGCTTCATCGAGCGTTATTCCAGATTTATCTGCATAGCGTACATAAAAGCTTTCTATTTTTGCTATTGCACTATTAAGCGAATCATTAAACGCTCGCTCTAGGTCAGCAGAGTATCGCAAATCATCATGTATTCTTTGTTTTATCCATGTCTGCTCGCGATTAAACCAATAATCATTGTTCCTTTTCATCTACATCACCAGTCTCACTTTGCTGATTGTCTTTTTCTTTTTCAAAGTCATGATTAGCTGGATTTGTATTCACCGCCCTATCAATTGAATCAGCCTCTTCATTAGCCATTCGATCCAATTCCTTCTTAGGATCATCAACAATAGATAACACACTAAGTTGTGTTTCCTTTGAAACAATACCTTCAAGAGTGCTTGCAGTATTAGCTTCATCAGCAACGTTTTTGGGTAAGTTACGCGTGAATTGGAACTTCAAGTCATTAGCTGGGTTAGTAGATTGCTTACCTAAAATACTGTTCACTACCTTTTTTAAAGGTTTTGGTTTTGCTAGTCCTGTCATATCGAAGACAATTTTAAATAATTCACGTATCGAGCTCGTATACTTGCGCTCTTTGTTTGCTGCTAGCCCACGCATAGCTTGCATACGCAATTCAATAGAATATCCACTTGCAGCCGAGCTTGCTCCTGAACTCAAATCATTCAGATTAGTAACCATGGCAGTTAAAAACAACTTTTCTTCTAGCCTATCTATTAAATTCTCCTGTGTACCATCTCCGTTGGGACGTTCCAAAAACGAAGCTTTGGCGTCAGGTGCATCTACTGAAAGAACACGATTATCTGCCAAACCTGTGAGGTCATCATCGCTTAAATCTGCACCACTCATAAAGAAATACGCATCAGCTATTGCTTCGACATCATTAGCCTTTTGAGATAGAGCACTATTAATAGAGTTCATAATTGATTTAACTGAATCGAATGCTCCTTGCCGTTCTTCATTTTCTACAAACTCGACGGCTGGCACACTACCGAATAAATGCGATACTGTATCTCCAAATTTATACCCATTGCCGAATGAAATAATCTCATTTTCTGTATAGATATCGCCAGAGACAGCATTATTATCATCAAATGCGTATCTAACAAAATAAAGTGGCTCGCATGCCACGGTATCGTCATAAATCATGAAGGACTTTGTAGGACTTGAAACAGCTATTCGCGTCTCTGAATCTTCATTCTGGTATAAAAACATGTAGCTGCGCCCATAAATACTTGTCTGTTTTGAGACTTCACTAAGCTTATCTACAAATGAATTCATATTATTAAACCCCTGTAAATTATCGTTATAAGCCTCATCATCAAGAGTAATCTGGGGCGGGATTCCAATAAAAAAGCCGTTGAATATGTCGACAATGTACTTAGCAAAGTTAATTACTATACGATTGTCAGGCTTATTCAAAGGCTTATCTTCTTGGTCCAGTATAGGATAGTGCCCTTTATACATCTTGATGTTTTCGTCATACGACTTATTTAATGTATCTTTGTTGTACTCAACCATCCCTTTTAAATCATCCGCATTTATGTCGACACCCGTTGGAAATATGAACATATCATTTTCATTAATTGTTCCTCTCCCCCTAACATTGTCTACCATAAGCTAACCTCCTTTTAAATTGATACGTTGTAAGTTTTAACCTTTGCCGCACCAGAACTAACTACCGAGTAAACAAAGTATCTATCAGCATCCATTGCGTGGTCGTGCTCTTTCACGGGTTTATCTTCGCCTTTATCTGCCGCCTTAGCGTCCCAAATATACGCTTGGAACTCTTTAAATGTATTAGTTGCCTTTGATGTCCACTTAACCAAACCGTTATCCATTGCAGACATCATAGAGCGAATACCATTGACCACATCATTATTAGCCTTCTTAACACTAAACCCATGTTGGATTAGTTCCGCTTTAAATGACGCTGCGGCTGGGTCTAAGATTATTCTCGTGTAACGCCTATCCACATCGTTCCGTTCATAGAACTGCTCCAAGTCCTCTCTGAATTGCTTATCAGTTCGTTGTATGCTCTTCTCACGTCCTGAATAGTAATACTCATCTGTGTTGTACCATACACCTTCAAATAGACGCCAAAGTTTAAATACCGTTGCATTTTGTGTCCCATAGTCAGCTGATACCCAGCTCTTCTCAAACTGAGTATCAGCAGGCAAATCAACAACCATTTTTGATTTATCAAAGTTCGCATATATAACGCCTTCGGACATAACCCAAAGGCCCAAAATATATCGTTGATAAAACACACCAGAGTACAAACGCTCATACCTATCTCTCGTGGACTGATCCAGCGATGGATTATCGTCCATCATAAAATGAATTCTTATAGCATTCTTCTCAGTCAACTTATCGATCCATTCACGTTTAAACCAATGGTATGGCCCTTCTGGATTGCCGTTAAACCAAAACTTTCCACCTTTAACAGATACACGAGTGGTCGCTTGGTTAACAAAACTTTCCGGTTGTAACACAACCTCATCAAAGAAGAAGCCTGCTGCGGTTAGACCTTGAACCAGTTGATACGAACTCTCATCCTTGCCACCAAATAAATAAAAATAATTAGTCTTTCCATTTCTGGTTATCTCCACATAACTTTCACTACGTCGATCAAAAACCTGAAAACCTTCTGACTTTAGCATTTGTATCAGCGGGCTTAACACGTTTCGTCTTAACGATCCTATTGTTTTACCAGCTAAACCAAAGTTTTGACCATTAAAATCAGTCATTGCCCAAATTACATAGGATAACGACATAACAACTGTTTTACCCGCACGAACAGACCCATCAGCAATAATCGCATCTTTATTTGCGTATGGTGATTGATGAGCCCACCATGTTAAAACTTGTAATTGTTTTTTTGAGAAAGGATGAAATTCAAAATTAAAGTTAAGTTTCTGTCTCGTCTTCGTCATCAAAAGCACTCTCCGTTGCGCTGTCTAAAGCCCTAATTAAGCTACTATCTTCAACATTGTCATCAGTGGTAATACCTTGTAAGACTTCAAGCAATCGTTCCTGGGCCCTTACTTGGTCATGCAATTCAATCACTGGCCCGTCTTTACCAAGGGTAACTTTCTTAATAAGAGAGGTATCAACTTGTTTATTGCTTTTCAATTGAACAAATGATTGATGCAAGATGATTGGATTATCATTAACATCTAAAAGAGGTGTACCTTCTGAATCAGTATTCATCACATCATAGCCACCAAACTTCACATAGTCACCAATATCTGCAAAAGCTTGTTTAGCCCACATCCCAATGATATCTTGTTCAGTCACGGCTAAGTCCTTTAAACGAGCCTTACGTAGTTCTGAAACTGCTTTTTGAACGTTAGGTTTTGCAAGGAGTTTCGACCCTTCTGTTCGAGCTGTATTATAGGTAGAATCGAATACATTTAAATAAGCCTGTGTTGCGTTGAAAGACTTCAAATACTCAACAACAAAGGCTTTCTGCTTATCTGCCAAGCTTGAATCATCTAGCCCATCAATGGCTTCATTGACTTCTATATTTGTGTGCACACCTTTTGTTTTTGTGTGCACACTTTTTTGCTTTGGAGGTGCACCATTACGGGCCCACCCATAACGTTGTTTCCAAGATTTAACAGTATTAAGAGTCACATCATATTTATCTGCAATCTCTTTATACTTCATCCCAGCTAAATAATCTGATTCTGCTTGTTCCCATTTCTCAACCATAACTACACCACTCTCACCACCTTTCATCACAAAATAAAAAGGCAACAATCTAGTGATTGCTACCTGTATGTATTTTTAAAGCCCAAAATCCTCGTAAACAGAATCTGAGTAGTAATAGTGCCCACTTTGATTATTTTTTCTATACTTTTTATCGGATTCAGGCCAATTGTTCAGCGCATAATTTAAAATCTTTGATTGAAAAGTGGTAGCAATTAGAAGCTCATCCCTAAGAATAGGCGGTAGTAATTGATCGGTCTTTCTATTCCCGTTTAGGTTAACAACAATGATTGGTAAACCTAACTTAATAGCTGTTTCAATTTCCCATCTAACAAATTTATACAAATTTTTTGTTTTTTCACCAACTAAGAGAACAAACGTTTTAGAATTATTCATACGCTCTCTTAAACTTCGCTTGATAGTTTCCTCACTACTACTATCTCTTGAACTCTTCAAATCATGAGCATTATTTAAATCAAAATCAATGTTCTCATTCGCAGACCACATTTGAAGTGTTCGATAAGCCGCCATATCTTCATCACCGTCAAACGCAACATAAACTTTATTTCTATAAGCCATTAAAATCCTCTTTCAAATGAAAATAATCTATTTGTGAATTTGTTCTACTATCTAAGAGTATAACTAACTTATCTGGCATTTCAAATTTTAATTTTCTCAATTTAAAAGTCCAGAGGATTATTTTAAGAAGTTCTTGCGGCTCGTACTTAGTTCCGTTGTCAAGTCTTGTTCTTCCATTACCAAACAGAGTAATAACCACAGTATTTCCGTCATAAAGATTATCAATTTCATCCCAAAACTTCATCAAAAATTTAATGTAGTCTGGCATTAACAACCTAGCTTTGTTTTCCTCATCAAAGTGAGTTAATGCTGTAAAGAAAGTATTTTTATTTGCGGAAAAGATAGTTCCCAAGCTATATCTTGTAGTCTTACCTTTAATTCTTTGTACATCCTTCTCAAGGATATTCCTAGATAAATGGTCGCTTTCATCTATTTTTTTATCTAAAGTTGTAATCTCATCTCTAAACTCCTTATTGAGAATTTGACCATTTAAAGTTTTAGCGGAAACAAGTTCCTGATCTATCTTAGTATCAAAGAATTCATTGAAATTAAAAACTCTAATTATATTCTCTTTTTTATAGTCATCAGATAATATATCGCCTTGTTTTATTTCTATTGTGCTACCGTCGTGTTCTAACGTAATTTTCGTCTTTCTATTGGCTATAATTAGCAAAATAAAATAAACAAAAATCAATCCTATTATCAAAATTTTGAATATAAAAAAGCGCTCTTTCGCCGTCAAATCTACAAAAGTCAACAATCCGCTTGTAAACCCAACTACAACTATCAAATAACTTGAAATATTTTTTAAAAGATTCTTGTCAAGAAACTTAACTTTCATAATGGTACCTCTAAGTCGAGAATATCATTTTTTTTGATAAATAAATAGGATTGAAAACATGAAAGTGCTACTAAAATAAATCATTGAATCATTCTTTCCATAACAAAAAGAAATAATAGCCATAATTGCAGATAACGTTGCTAAAATTTTCCAAAAAATTGTATCCATAAAAAACTCCAATCATTCTAAAACTTTATAATATAATTGCAAAATAAAAGAGCCGATATTTCTATCAGCTCTATGGCCACGTTCACCTAAACTAGTATGCTATCCGCATAAAGCAGATAAAGGCAAACGCTACATGCCACGAGTTACCGTGGGCTTTCTGGACAACCTGTGTCCATATACAGCAGGTAAGGATTTGCACCTTACATGATTATTGTAATCTCGAGTTAGTTAATCCTGTGCTATCCCCTTACAAAAATCCGGATTTCACGTCTACCTATTCCGCCACTGCCGTTTTTAATTATTTGATACTATTAATTTAACACCCAAATACAGGTGAAAATATTCTAATAATATTTATTTATTGCCCCGCAAACGCATATTCAGCAACGGAGCGCTTTAATTCATTACGCCAATCTCTAATAGTTGATATAGAAACTTTGTATTCAAATGTAGCTTTAGTCCAAGTCATTTCTTTTGTATAAATACTTTTCAGAGTAGCGTACCTGGTCTCATCCATTCCCTGAGTCCACATGATACAAATTTCAAGTTGATGTTCCATTACACGTAATTCTGGGTCTAACTCCTGCGTAATCAGCATTGATTCAACTGCGTTGTTGTATTTATACTGCGCTCGGCCTCCACCTATGTTTTCATCTACATCATGGCGGACAGCCAGCAACTTCTTCCTTGACCTAATAGCCAGTTCTAAATCACCCTTAAAGAACCTCTGTAACAGTTTGTCTACTTTGTCAGCCACAACCTACGCCCTCCATGATAAAATAAAGTTACTAGATATATCCTCATGGCGCTGACTTCGGTTGGCGCTTTTTTATTTGTAAACAACGGATTCAAATTCATTTCCTGCAAATTCAATGAACACTCTTTTATTCTTTGAGTTCAATCAATTCAGATTGAAGCTCGATAATATGGCTATTAACCGTATCCATTAAGGCAAGTACCAGCGAATATACAAAGACAACAATAACCGCAAACATCTGCATCCATTTTGCTTCAGAATTACCAATAAATGCCACGCATACCCATATAAACAATGTGTTTATCAGAATGTCATATCTATTTAACCAGCCAATCACTCTTTTTAGCCCATTCATTTTCATTACTTCACATCCAATAATTTGATAGCATGTTTCAAATACCACACTGCCTTTTCGAGGTCTTGACTAGTTGTTCCCTTGAATGGTGCTCGTAAGATATACTTCAAAGCATTTCCAATACTGAACGACAACTTAGGCTCAAATGCTGGAGCTACTTCATCAATCACTTCAATAGCTTCAAAATTGAATTTCTTGTAGTGTGACGGATGATTCACTAAATCATTATGATCTGTCATTATTTAACTCCTAACTAATTATTTAAATAAACCCATTATCAATTTAATGCATCGGACTTAGGTGGTTCGCCATGCTCAGCACAATGTAGTTTGACGTAGATAAAATGATTGCCGCCATCATTCACGTTTCCACTGTTAGTCCAATAATTAGCCGGATCATAAATTCCAGCTTCTTCTTCGGCTACTTTTATAATGCGTTCACGTTCTCTTGATTCGCCAACTCCTACACCAATCGTGTAAGCAGAAAGAGCTGAAACCAACGCCACAATAATCATCGCTAACATTACTCATCCTCCGATATTTCGCGAACAATAATGTCATACTCAACAGGAATGGCATTATACTCTTGCAAGTCATGGCGAATCTCATCAGCTGTTTGTTTTCTCGCCAAAACAGTACCATTCTCTGGCGAGATAAGTTCATATAAATCTTC